ACCCCCGACCCTATCTTCAAAAAATGTCTTCTTGGCGTGGCATTTTTGGCAAAGCGTTTGAAGGTTGGTTAACTCGTCGGTTCCACCGTGACTTTTGGCCAAAATATGATCAACATCAGTAGCAGGTTCGGAACAGCGCACGCACAGCGGCGAGCGCGCCAATACCATCTTGCGAAGCTTTTGCCATTCGTGACCGTAGCCGCGACGCGATGGACTCAAACGCGGTGCGCGCGGCGCTTCATGCGACCTTATTTTGATTTGGTTTCTTGGGTCATGCGACCTCATATTTGCTCCGCAAAGTACACGTACTCGGTGTTATGTTCATGGCGAAGGCATTCATGCGTTATCCACCAGCCGCCAAGCGGGCGCGCGCCACGTCCCTGGCTGACGTGCCAACTGTCGTTGATCTCGTGCTTGTAACTGGAACAACGAACAAACAATTGATTCCTTATTTTAATCTTTCCGTTCAATGTGCAACGGACAATGTTATTCTCATCGATGTTCTTTCGGTGAATATGTCCGCTTACAAAAATGTCGCCGTCCCATTGGTCGCGAGTTCTGCTGTGATCGATCAACCCTCTAGTAATCGGGCCGCCTCCACCCCAACCATGGTGCAAAAATACTTTTGTGTTCGCCGTTTCTCTTGAATTCACGCGGGAATTCTTTTGCAACACGTAACACCAATCTTTTCCGTAAATCACTTCCGAACCAAGCTGTCGCATCGAAAAGCAAAATCGATCAAGAACGTCAATCTGGTGCCGCTTGGTAATGCTCGCTTCATGGTTGCCTGGCGTAATCACCGCCAAAATCTTTGCATAAGGTGCAAACCAATCAACCGCAGTCTGAACCACCAAATCCAAATAGCAGTTGCCGCGGTGTTCTGGCCTCAATGTGTTCTGGTCACTTCTCGGATCCCATTTACCTTGCATCAGGTCGAACATATCCCCAACAACAATCACCGGCGCATCTTCAGCCAATGCCTTGTCCAGATGCCGCTTGAGTAATGCTCGGTCACAATGCGCGCTGTCCCAATGCAGGTCGGTAAGCGCCATCCACCGGAAACGCGAACGCGAGCCAGGATAAGTTACCCTTAGCTCGTACACGCGTTCATTCAGGTTCTTTAAAGTCCACCGTCGCGGCTTGCTGGGTCGCGCCAAATGTTGTCTCCTGAAGAAACTATTTTCTAGTGTCGCTTCAGGACGCGCACAACGCAAATTGCTCGGCTTGCTGGGTCACTTGGCTTTATGTACTCGGTAGATATTTTGGTAACGTGCTGCGTGTTATCGTCTTCAAAATATCCACGCCATTTAAGCAGGTCGATAATCGCTTTATTTGTGTTGTCAAGGTCGCGGCGATGTGTCCAGCCTTTGCCGCCATGAATTTCAATCTGGACCTCGGCAGGCGCGCCAAGCGGCTTTCCCTTTGGTGTTAGTAAGTTGGCTTCTTGTAGCCAAAGCGTGTAAGCGCGGGATTTGTAGAAGTGTCCTTTTCTGCGGCCAGCGCGCCAAAGCTGGTTGCATGAAGGCGGAATCGGTAGTTGAAGTTCGATCAAGATTAGCTTTCAAAAACGAGGAACAGTCCTTTTTCGTCGCATGAAATATTGCAGGCGTGTAGCGTCTTTTCATGGACGCGTCACCACCTTGCGCAAGAATTCCGCGCAGTCCTGTTTAACAGCTCGGTTATAACTTTTCCAATGTCCAAGATGACCGAACATCAAATGACAGTTTCCAGCGCCTTCGCAGAGCGTCAGCAAGTTGCTTGCGACCAACTCAAGCGAAGGGAACAAGTGATACGGCTGTATATGATGAACCTCAAGCGCTCTTTTAGCGCCACACGCGGCGCAATATGGATTGGTCTTAAGCCATTCCTTTCGAACGGCAGGCCATTGCGCGCTACGTTGCGGATAGCCAGCCAGCTTTTCACCGATGAATTTAATCAGACTCATTTTGCACCCTCGCGGCCAATTCGATGTATCCAATTGCGTCCAACAAGTTATCGTCCTTATGCCTGTTGCCCTGGCGAATCAATTTCAACAACGCCATCATGATTGCGACATCGCCAGGCGTAAGGCTTTCATTATCCATCATGAAGCCTCTTTGAAACAAATAACCGTTCCAAGCTTTGCTAATGGCACTTAAATTAACCTTCGGGTCGCCGTAATCTTCGCCGCGTTCGCCAATGATTTTTTCAGCAGCTTCCAGAATGCTCACAATTCACCTCCTTCAATCTGTTTGTCGAGTTCCGCCAATTGCTTTTCCACTTCTTCAGGTGACCGACTGCGCTTGCGCCCGCATCGGCAAGCGTTGCCGCGAAATAGCGTCCGGTAGAAGTAAAGCTTTTGATTCAGTTCCTTGATTCGCCTGGACTGCGTTACGTTGCGCGTACGCAAACTAAAAAGCATTTTCATAACCTCGCTGGTCACGCCACGCGTGGCCACGCACCGCGCGCAGATTGCGCCCCGGTAGCCTGCCAGCTTCCAGCCTGCACCGTGAATGGCGCGCAGGCATGAAGCGCAAGTTTTGGCTTTTTTAATTTTGCCTTCACGATTCATTATTCTTTTCCCCTATATGTATTAGAATTTTGGGAAAAGAATACATAAGTTGTTGTGTGTGTTACACTTACACACACAACAACTATACTTGAACACTGTTTATAGTGTTCACTTTTAGGTAAAGTATTCTTTTCCCAAAAAACAATTACATATAAGGGAAAAGAATCGGGAATAGAATAAACACTTTTAACTAAACTACGCAAACTACCCATTATTAACTTTTACCTCGATCGTTTTTTGGTGCATATAAAGCGCGCCGCGCTTGTTTTCTTTGCCCTTGTCGGCGAACTGAAACAAGAATTTGTAATGGCAGACGCGGCACAATTGCGCGTTTTCCTCTACCTCAAACGTCATGGAAATCATCACCGGAAAAGAAAGCCCGTAATTGCGCGTAGACAGCTTAAGACCGTCCAATGGTCCATCCACCAATTCAAAGCTATAACGTTCAATAGAAGCCAAATAATGCGTCCTGCGTGGCCTTGTTTGCGGTGGCGCAGGAAGTTGCACCACCGCGCGAATTACAAGGCTAGAAAGGGTAAATAACTTCTTGCGGGGCCTTCCATGTTTGCCCGTCAAGAACGAAGTCATTAGCGGTAAATTTGCCATCCGAAAGCATCTGCTGCGCTTCCATGGCATCCATTACCTTGGTCTTCCCTGCAATGCTAACCATATAGGTCGTTGGCGCTTGATTGCCAAGAGTCGCTTGCTTTGGCGCTGGCGGTGGCGGTGGAACAGAAGGAACAGCAGGCGCGCTAGAACTTGCTGGCATACACAAAATCACGCGCGTTTTTGTTCCTGTTTTGTTATAACCAACCGTTATCTGATAGGTCTTTCCAATCAAGTTTTGAACGTCGATATCTTCACCGCCGATAATTTTCCTTCCGAGCATTTCGCTCAGCATCTTGCCGAGTCCGTTTCCGGTGGTAAGCGTCTGCGGCGTGAAGCGGCTGGTAATCTTTCCAGCGTGTTCGCCTTCGGCAACTTCAAATTCCCAAGCCCAGCTTGGCTTGGAATCTGGAAACTGTTGGCTTGGTGGCATTTCCTTGTACCCGACCAACTTCGCTCGGTAGCTTCCAACCGGCACATCAAACTTGCTCATTTGTTCAATAGCCTTCAATAACATGATCCTGACCTCCTGAGAGTAAATCTTTTTGACCTAGTTCCATGGATACCTTTTTAAATTTCTGAGGGTTTCCGCGGGTTCCCTTGGTGCGGTCCACCTGGACTTCCCCGCCTGCGATAAGTTTTTTTAATTCCTTTGTTACTTTTTCTGTTCTGAGTCCGCATCCCTGGCGTATTTGTTCCAAAGTTTTCCATTCGTGATTTGATAACGCTTCATGAATGGAATCAAGGTCTTCGATTTGCTTTACTTCCTTGCAATCGCCAAGCAATTCATAATCATTGCCGTTCAACTCAATGACTAATTCCGCTGGCGTTTCCTGCCAGCGTCCTGAACCCTTGAGAATTCTTTGGTTCTTTTTGTCGACTCCAAAACCTCCTTCTACCTTGTCAAAATCAAGGATGATGTCAAACCTGCCCACTATCGCCCCGGAGCCACGCGCCCCGGTGAAGTTCGTTCCGCCGCTTTTGCGCTGGTGATGAATCACCATAACGCAAAGGTCAGATTGTTCTGTGAGGATGTCCAAGGCATCAATTGCCTGCGTTGCTTGCACCGCGTCGTTTTCATCGGCAACAGGCCAGTAGCGCGAAAGCGTGTCGATGACCAAAATCTTGTGTCCGTTGCGTTCCATATATCGCCGCGCGCGTCCGAGCCATTGTTTCCAAGACTCAAGGCAATAAGCGTTCTTTACTTTTGCCTGAACCAGCGCATGGTAATGACCGATTAATTCAAAGCGAGCGATTCGCGACGACCAGCTATTAGGATGTTCTTCGCTGGCATACAGGACTTTTGCCTGTTGCACCTTGTAACCGATAAAGGTATCGCCCTGCTCAAACGCCTTAAGCAAAGCCGCCATCAAGGTTGTCTTGCCGATTTTCGGAAGCGCGGTAATCAGCGTCTTTTGCCCAGGACAAAGAAAGCCGAACCAGTACCATTCATCAGGACTTAAAGGCGGTTTAAGCTTGTCAAAGGTAATGGCAAAATCGTCATCGCTTTCCTCATCTTCTCCCTTTAAGTATCGTTCAATCCCGTTTTGTTTCTTTGTGGCAACCGCGTCGATTACAATGGCTTGTTGCTGCCTGTAGCTCGGCAACGCGTTGGGCATATTGATTAAGTTTGCAATCTCTTCCGGTGTTCCGTAACCGAGTTCCGAAAGGCGCTTGCTGGCGCTTCTCAGGTCGTTGCCACAATGAACCAGCGCATAGGCGGAAAACTTGGAATAGCTTTGCCCTTCCTGAAAAGGCCATGCGTTCGATGAAAAAACAAAAAGCCTGTCGCCTGACTTTTCTCCGCGGCAATAACCGCTCGTAGCGCTAATGCCGAAATCCTTTTTGTCCGGCCTGCGCCAATGAATGACATTTTCGCGCCGCCTTGAAATTGTCCAGCCTAGCGGCAAAAGGATATCTTCCCAGCTTGAGCGCTGGTTGTAATCGTCGCCGGGTCTTAAACGGCCATCATTATACGGTGGAATGACCGTATCAATTGCGTGTTCCTTGTAGTCTGGAAGGCTGGATTTCTCGTCTTGAAGGCGAGCCAGGGAAACAAACAGATCATATATCTCAGGATCAATTGGTTCCGGTTGCTTTCCCTCAGCCATCCAGCCTTCGTTTTCCCAATGGTACTGAAGGCCAAGCGGATGACATTCCGGCGGGCAACCTGGCGCGAGGCAATAGCCGCCTTCCGCCTTGGTTTCAATCAGAGTTTTGCCGCCTGCGTTCTTTGCCAGCTTTGCGCATTTCGCAGAAATTCCCCAGCAGTAAACGTGGCGCCCGCCGCTCGGTGTCTGCACGATGGGCAGCTTATCTAGTTCAAATAGCAAGCCTTCCTGCGCGCAATCTTCGCGCCATTGGATGTAGGCTTCCGCGCTATCGAAATCGAGAATAGTGAGTTTTCCGGAAACCGCTCCGCCAAGAATGGCAACACCGTTGAGCGAGCCTTCAGGATACCAAGACTCCAGTTGGGCGAATTGCGGGCGTTCGTGCTGAAACTTGGTCCAGCTACCGACCTCCCGCGCTGGAGCCTTGGTGCCGTTAGGCGCAACGGCAATGACCGAAAGGCCTTTCTCCAGATATCTTTTTGCGCAGTCCTTCGCGTTGTGGCTCATTATTACATCGACTCCACTTTTGCTATTCTCTCACCTATCCACCGCATCACCGGAACCGCCATGCTGTTGCCTAGCGCCTTATAGCGTGGGCCGTCTGGGCAATCGCTGGCGGGTTTCTTGCGCCACGGAATTTCGGTATATCGGTCTGGGAACCCTTGCAGGCGTTCACATTCAACTGGTGTTAGGCGGCGCACTTGCGAGAATGTCGCAATTAAATCAGTTGCGTCCTTGTAATATCTAGTTTTCAGGCAACTTGCTGTTTGGTCGTTTTTGTACTCGCCAAAAGCAATCATTCTTAAGGCATAATTCCCATTAGCTATTTGGTCTGCGTCCACGCCACGGCTTCCAAAGCCGCTTGTAATGGTTGCGGCAACACTTTCCCTCTTTTCGAGGCTCGGCGCAGTATTCCGGCACACGCTCTCGGACTCAAAAAGAACCTTGGCGGCACATTCTGCGTTTCCAAAGTATCCGACAACGAACACACGACGGCGTCTTTGGGCCACTCCGAACCATTGTGCGTCCAACACTCGGTAGGCGAACCCATACCCCAGCTTGACCAGCGACCCGAGGAAGGTTCCAAAATCCCGTCCTCTGTTACTTGACAGAACACCTGGGACATTTTCCCAGACAAGCCATCGAGGCCGAAAACGTTCAGCGATTGCAAGGTATGTAAGCATGAGGTTACCCCTTGAGTCTTTGAGTCCTTGCCGCAATCCTGCGACGCTGAATGATTGGCAGGGGGTTCCTCCGACCAAAACGTTGACTGGTTCATGTAGATTCCATTCCTTAAATTTCGTCATGTCGCCAAAGTTTTTAACTTGCGGATAATGATGCGCCAATACGGCGCATGGAAACGGTTCAACTTCGCTGAACCCGACAGGCTTCCAGCCCATGTGATGCCAGGCAAAAGTTGCAGCTTCAATGCCAGAACAGACAGAAAGATAATTCACTTTAAAAGCCAAGCATCTTCTTCCATTCGTTATCAGCGTAAGATTTCCAGCATTTTTTCCAGTCTGCTATTTCTTTTTGAAGCCGGTGTTTTTCCCGCTGTAGCGTCATCAGTTGCTTGCGTAACGCTTTGACCGTGTTTTTCAGTTGAATAATCCGATTCATACTTTTCGTAAGTTTCTGACTCATTAATGAATTCCTTTCGATTACATGGTCGTGTTAATGCGAGCCTGTAAAGCATCTCAACTAGTTCCTCGTTCGTCTTCAGGCGCTGGCGTATTGACTGGCCAACCTGGCCAAATGTCATCTCGTGAACCAATCCTTCGCGCGGCTGAAAGTAGTATTTTTCATCGGCAAAGAAATGAACGCCTTCGCCGTCTTCATGCAAAACTACAAGCATTGAATTCTCTCTTTCAATTCGTTTAAGTAACTGTCTACGGTAAATTGTTTTTGCCTGGACTCGTCGTCCAGAAAGCGCATTCGCTCGCGCAACCAGCCAGGCCAACCGCTTTTCGGCGTGTCGATTGCTTTGCTAATAGTGCCGGCGTCCGCAAAATCTGAAATCTCGTCATCGCTCAGCGCGTCGGAAAGTCTTTCCACCAGTTCCGCGCCGTCGGCGGTGACAAGGTTCAAGTTCGCTTGGCATTCCCGGACAGCGTTTTGCCATGAACACGGGTAAGCGCGTTCACCGAGCCACTCGTAAATCTCTTCGCCGTCGTAATAGATGTGCTTGGTATCGCTTCGAAGGAAGGTAATGATCATGCTTACGCCTCCTCGCTCGCTGGCGGATAAGGTTGGCCGCGGTCGGCAAATTCCTGCCGTCTTTCGAGGTCATCCTGCCACACCATAAAGATTGCGTGTTCGGCGCTGCCTGCTTTGCACCAAGTGTTTACGCTGTGCGCGCGCCTAAAGTATTCCCACTCCGCAGGCTTCTCGCCTTCGCCGCATGGAAAATGTTTGGTTGCTTTTATCAGAAGCTTGCCATGCTTTAATTTGCCGTCTTCTTGGGTCGGAAAAAGACCGCGAATATCCACGTCGACAAAAGCATGATTGCAAACGGTGTCGTATCGGATCCCAGAAACATAAGGTCGAATAAACGATGGCAAGCTTTCCATCGTCCTTTGAATGAAACGCAATTGGGTGCATTTTTCTTTTTGATCTTCAGCTTGCCCCAAGGAAAGAATCCGCTCAAGCGTTTCCGAAATTTCGTTGCCAGCCAATTTTGGTTCAGCCTGCATGAGCAACCTCCTTGCGGGTTGCCGCGCTTAAAAGTTCCTCGCGAAAGATTTGAATGTTTTTTGGCGCGCTGAATCCAAGCTTTGCGCGCGTTGTTTCTGTGGAAACAAGCGTTATGGTTATCGGGCCATCGCTTGTAATTATGACAACTTTTTCTTCGTGCCTCCGATTTACTATCAACACTCTTTCATCCTCCTTGAAAAAACCGCACGCCTGAAAAAGGAACCGCTCCTTCAACCTCTGGGTCGGACTGATTACCCTGGCGTGCGGTGGATTGTGATTGTTGTAAACAAAAATACCTTTTGCAATACCAAAATCACAAAAATAACTAATGTGTTATTTTTTATGATGTAGAATGAAAGCATGAAAAAAGGTCAAGACGGCGGAACGGTTCGCCTTAACAACGAAGCCTTCAAGCTTTTGAAGGACATTGCCAACATTGAAGAACGAACGGACAACACCGTTCTTTTTCGGGCGCTGCGCCTTTACGCCAGCCAGTTTCACGCTAACAAGTTTCCTAAGATTTCTCCTCCTGACTCTGATCTTCCAAACCAAGGTCAAGCGTCTCCAAAAGGTGATTGACCAAGTTATCTGTTCGCGCGTCGTAAACCGAATGCTGGAACTTGCTTCGCGGCGCGTCCGCGTTGCGCACGTGATCAGACAATCGCTCCAATACCTCAAGCGTGTACTGAAAAAAGTTTTCTTTAATTGCCAATTCTTGCCCCCAGTAAAGCCAACACGCGTTGCGTGTCTGCCTCATCGTTCCTAGTCCGTTTGCGTTTGTTTACTGTCGACGTGAACTCGCCGAGAAAGTCTTGTGCAGCTTCTGGCGTAATCATCCAATGCCCGCCAAGCTTGAAAGCTTGCAGGTATTTTCTGCCGTTTCCGCGCTTTGCTCCGCGCGTGATCCAACCGGTGATCGTCGCTGGCGTTTTCCCCCAATGGCGTGCCAATGCTGCGGCGCTCATTGGGCGCTTGATTTCCAAACCCATCGTAGTTGCTCCGTGTTTTAAAGACGGGAAGCGGTTGGAGTGACCGCTTCCCTTTTGCGCTTCCTGCGCTGGCGCGTTAGCGAAAGAGTAAACCAACGCGTTCCATGGTGTTACTGTAGCAGACAAAAACGATTAGCATAGTGAATAGCTATTCAATACAAATACACATCATGTTGAATAGCTTTTGGCGAGGTATTGGTTAGCTGTTGATTTGGTAACCGTCGGGTCCAATAACAAGAATTTTGCGCGCGACCATGTTGGCTAAAGCAAAGCGAAGGTTGCCGCTTAGATTGTAGCCTGTTCTTTTGGATATTTCGGACGCGCTACCTGGCTTGTCAGTAATTGCCTCAATAAGAGATTCTTCAAGTTCGGAAAAATAAAGCCAACGTTCGGTGGGATAATTGGGCATGGCGGATACCTTCCTATGGTGTACATAAGTTTAGCATCCTACTTTTATTTGAAGCGCCTCATCGCGCAAGGTCAGCAGCAATTTTTGCGGCAAGTTCCGTTCTTCTTTCCGCGTATATCTGCGTCGCTTCAATCGACGCGTGGCCAAGCATAGCCTGCGCAGCTTCCAGCCCATGTTGCTGACGCACCATGGTAGCCACGCTATGTCTGATTTGCAATGGACACCAAGAAGGAATTTCCGTTTTTCCCTGGTCGCGCAACGCGGCGTTGCAGAACCTGATAGCTCGGTTGATAGCGGTTCGGTATCCGGTCGGATACACTTGCCCAAGATATTTCTTGGATTTTCCCTTGCCCCAGCTGAGCCAAACGAAATCTAGTTCTTTGCTTGCACCGCGGCGCGGTAGCTCGCGCATACGCTCGACCAGTTCCGCGCGCAGGAAGATAACCTTGTCAACGCCGCGGTGTTTGGTCTTATGCTCGGTTGGCTTGTACGCGTAAAGCGCTTCGTTATATTTGCTGATTTCGCGCCAGCGCATCGAGCATAGCTCCGTTATGCGCATTCCAGTTTGAAGGTGCGTTTCAAGCATCAACTGAAACTTTGGCTTTAAATAAGGCATGACCGCGCGAACGTGTTCAATATCAACCGGCTTGATTGGCGCGGTATCTCTCAGGTTAGGCGCAGTTCGCCAGGATAAATTTGCCACGCAGGAAAGCGCCTGCCATGTTGCCGCCGGTACGAATTCCCACTCGACGCCTTTTTTAAACATCCGCTTTAAGCGCGTTATGATTGCGTTGATGGTGCTGATAGATAGCTGCTTGCTCGATGGCTTGCCGTTCTGGCTTACTTGCTTGCGGTCAATAACTTGTTGGCGAACGGCGATAAGATCGGATGGTTTAAACTCGGCGCAAGAAACGTCAAACCAGTTCTTTAATTCGAGAAGCGCCTGGCGCACGCAATTATACTCGCTGGTTACTGTCCGCGTTCCAGGCTTTCGGTAATAGTCGCGCGCAAAAAGAATGTACTTTTCGACCAGTTGCTTGATCGTACCTTCGCCGCGTGGCAATGGATGTTGAACGTCGCGGCTTGCAATATAATCAGCCACCCAGCGCTCGTAAGCGCGGCGCGTTTCGTGCGCTCCCCATGGGCCGAGGTATATTTCTTTTTTAGTTTCTGGATCGGTAACGAATCCAAGGTCGCGCGCCTTGTGCCTGCATAGCTTCGGCACGCGAGGAAATTTTTTTTTCATCGGGTTCCTCCCATGGGTGGAAGTGTGTCCGATGTTGTAAGCGGAATCAATACTAAAAGTTTTCCAGAAAGTGTTGATTTTCCGTACTGGTACGGAAATTTTACACTTTCAAAATCGTCGTAAGTCCAATCGGGGATACAGGATTTGAACCTGCGACCTCTTGCACCCCAATGCCTTTTTTCCGTACAAGACCAATCTTCGGAAATGCCTATTTTACAAGCGTTTGGTGATCATTTTTAGGTTTTAATTTACCTCAAAAAACATGGTTGTTTTTAACCATTTTCCGTACAAAACCTTTTGTTTTCATCATTAAAAAACGATGAGAATTTTTTTCCGTACAAAATTCCGTACGTCAAAAAATGACTTCAAAAATGGAATTTTTTTCCGTACAAAAAAATAAAGAATAACCACGCAGCGTAGTTGAAAAACTTAATTCAACAAATAGTCCTTATTTGCAATAGTTCATAAACGAAGCATTCGTCATTTGGCATAGTTTAAATTTGCCATCATTGATTATCTCGCATTGCAAGAGGTCATATTCTCATTTTGAAAAGGATAATTTTATTTTCCGTACGGGATTTTATAATTCCGTACGCAATTCCGTACAAGCCTTTTATCAGAAATCATTCCCGCCGGTGTCAACAATCCAATACGGCGTCTTGTGCGGCCTGAGTTCCAGTTCTGGTACTGGTTGATGCGATAAGGTCGGCGGTCTTAACGGTGTCTTGTTGTCGTCTTCATGATGCAGCAGTTCACCGCGTCCATGGCGTTCAATCATGACGCAAATCTTTTCCTCAGTTCCCGGCTGCGCGCTGGTTGCCTGCGCTGGCACAACGCGCTTGCGGTCCAGCGCTTCCAGAATCTCGTCAGCATTACGGCCAAGATTCCATGGCAGCTTTGGAAAGTCTTGGTAGCGTTTCTGATAACAGTTATGGCAAAGGTTGCGCGCTTTGTGTTCGCTGAGAATCCCACAACCAAGGCACACTACTTTTTTGCGCGGGTATTTTTCCGTGTAGCAATGCAGGCAAAGTCCGCGCGCGCGGTGTTTTTTCTTTTCGTTGCATGACGGGCAAATTATTTCTGGTCTATTTTTCACGCCTGATCCTGAATGGGTCTTTGCCTAGTCCGAGTTGTTTTTTTTCAATCTTCTGGCGCTCGTCTTTCGGTATAAGGTCCAGAAAGTTTACATCCGCAAGCTCAAAACATTTGCGAATGGTAGCCGCTCTGCTGTAGTCGTAAACAAACTGTTGCATCAGAAGCGGAATAAAACGGTCAACAAATTCAACAGGAAGATCAAACTTGATTGCCAGCCGACGCAAAAGAATGGTGCGCAAGTCTTCCGGGTCTTCCGTAAAGCCTCGCTCGCGCTCAAAGAATTCGCGCTCAAGGTTGGTTAGCCACGGGTCTTCGCCTTCCTCGTCCTGCGTCACAGCGTCAGCAACCAAAGAAGCCATTTGCCGATTTTCAGCAGAGGTCTTCCGCTGGCACAATGGCAACCACCGTAGAACGTCAGCCAGGAAAGCCAGCCAAGCATCAGACCGGTAATGATTCCTTGCGCGTTCATTTGTCTTTAAGCCTCACGCGTGCGCTGATATAAGAAAGAATAGTTGCTCCGCTAACGATAAGCGCAAACACGCCTTGCACCGCTTTGCCTGCGGCATCGGCTATAGTTCCTTGATCTTGCGGTTGGACGATACCAAACACAACGCCAAGCGCCACCGCCTGACCGATTAGCGTTATCCAAAATTCAGTCGTCTTGTATCCCGGCTTTACGTCTTCTGCCATGTCTGCTCCTATCTTCGCATGGATTTATGGCGCGTGTTGATGAGCGCGCAAGCGTTGCTTTAAGTCTTTTTCCTGTTTCGCTTTGGCTTGCGTGATACCGGCTTTGCCTGTTCCTTTTGCGTGTCCTGCTTTTGGAAAAATGGCAAGATCGCTGGAATGCTGGCAATGATTTTTCCTAGCCATGGCAGGCCAACCATGGTGGCAATGCCTGCGGCCAGCATGATCACGAAGGAAAAGCCACCGCTTGCAGGTGCATCAGCTTCCTTGCGTTTGTCTGGGTCTTTCTTCGGGTCGTAGTCCGGTCGCACCTTGCGCAACGCCTGAGCTAGCTTGACAGCGCCACCGTCATAGTCTGCTTGAGAATGTAAGACTTTCCCGTTCCCGTTTGCATCCGGTCCAGACTGTACCACGATACGCGGCGCGCCAGGCGCAAAGCCAACATTAGCAACCGCCCAATCGTTCGGGCGATAGCATTGAATGAGAACTTGTTCGGACCATGCTTTGAGGTCCGCGTTTGTGTCCATGTCATTGATAATTTGTCGGCATTGCTCTGCGCTGCCTATCACCGTTAAGCGCAACTTGCTGCGGTCATCCGTCAGCGTGTTGCCTTCCTTGAGGATTTGGAAAGCCTTGGTGCGGTTTACTTCACGGCCATCGAGGAAGAATCGCTCGCAACCCTGGTCAATCTTGTCACGCTCGACGCCAAAGAATAGCGGCCCCTGCTCTACGCGCCTGCTGCGCTGATAGATTGCAGGCAATTCCACCGGCGCTTTATCCTGCCTCGGCCCGAAGCTTCCATCTGGGCGAAGCTCGCGGTAGTAATTGCCAGCGCGTGACCAGATTCCGACTTGGACTAATTTACGATAGAGCGCAATTTGATCGCCGCCGTCATCGTCTGCAAACTCGACCCACTTGTATTCTGACTGGTTGCTGTCTCCTTCGACCGAAGGGCAACCATTAGCGCCCCATCCACCACCGCCGCGCGGCTTGATTGCGCCGTAAACTACCTGATTATCGTTTGCGTTAACTGGAACCGGTGGCGGTGGCGGCGCTAGCAGGAAGACCGCCCAACCGCCTCCGCCAGATATCCAGCGTTTGCGGAATTCCTCTGGCGCCATCCATTCATATCGGTTATCGCCAGGAAAGTTGTTATCTAGAATCGCTGCCCAGCGATCGCTCAAATGCGCGATATTCACCATGTGCGCTATCTTTCCGCTGCCGTAGCGCGGACTATAACCGTAAGTGACCGCTGGCATTCTTCCGGTGGAAAGCGCTAGCTTGATCAAGCTTGGGTCGTTGCCTTCGTATTGCAGGAATTGCGCGCCTGTGCAGTATTTTCCCATCATTTTTTCAAGCTTGCTCGGATATCCGCCGCCTAACTCTTTAGTCATTTTTGTTTGGAATCCGCGAACGCTTTCCACGTTCTGCCAGCGTCCAGCGTGTTCCACGCTGGTAAACACGCACAAGCCTGCGCCGTCGCGCCCGCCGGTGTTCTTCATGTGTTCGGCGCCAGGCAAATCAATCTGAATTTCTTCGCGTCCATCCGGTGACGTGCGACCGCCTTCAACAGAAGAACCTTCAATCTGAAAAAGGCACAGCGAAAGTAAAAACGCCAGCATGGAAGCGCTCCTAAAAGGAATGATTCCAGCGTACCATTGATTTTAAATTTTGCGAAATTGCTCGGTATTATGGGTTGGCGTCAAAGTATTTTCGAAGCTGTTTGCGTAACTGCTGAATGATGGTTTCTATCTCTGATCCATCAGGGAAAAAATCTGATTCGTCCACTCGCCTTTTGCCCTGCTGGGCAATGAATTGAACTGCATATCCTTTGGTTCCGGTATCCGCTTGGGTGTTTTCCCTTATTAATATTTCCATGTTTCCCCTAAGTTTTAATAATGAAATTTAGAACGACAAAAGGCGGCACGTTATTATGCCTGCCGCCACCACCTTGGCTATCAATAGTGTGGGTGTGATTGGCTGCCGTGTCGGTATCATTCACGCCATCAGAATCTGAAAACCTGTGCATGGTGCCTGAAGGAACCGAAACAGTAGTGGTACCATTTGGTGAAACATAACTTAAAGCAGGCTTGCCGAAAGTGTGATAGTGACTGCCTGCACCCTGTGTAGCACCATTGTGATTGTGACTTGGCATTTCTGTTGTGGTCAACAAATTCGTTTCTTCACCACCCCATTGGCCTAATGACCGCGCTGTTTGCGTTGTGCCTGAAGGCGCGCCTGTGCCTGAAGCATTTAGGCCGGTTCCAGTACCGGACCCAAGCGGGAAGCGTCCGCGCATATCTGGAACGTTGAAGGTTGTCGAACCGTTTCCAGCGCCGTACGACGTGCCAATCACCGCAAATAACGTGGCGTAGGTAGTTCGCGAAACAGCCGACCCATCTGCTAAAAGATAGCCCGTTGGCGCTGTTGAAGCAATGTACGGAAATACCGACCCAGTTGGCACACCAGGTGATGCCACCCAGCTTGGCGCGCTGGTGCCGTTAGACTGTAGCAGGTTGCCAGCCGTTCCAGCCGCCAGCATTGCAGTCGTACCACTTGCCGACTGGTAAGGCAATTGCCCTGCACCACCACCGGCGAGATTAGTTGCAGTTGTTGCGCTGGTTGCCGACGTTGCTGTTGTTGCGCTGGTTGCGCTGGCAACCGTTCCGATAATGTCCGCACCGTTCAGGCTGGCAACTAAGATATTTCCTGTGCCACCAGAGTTGCCAATAAACACTTTTTTATCTGCTGCCTGAATGGCGAGTTCCCCAGCGGCAAGCGTTGGCGTTGCCGATGCGGTATAACTTCGTTTTGGCTTGATCGTGTTTGCCACGCTTAGAAGGTTCCCCCGTCCACCGCTACGCCGTCAAGCGTGGTAGCGCTTAAAACGGTTGTGCCATTGATCTTAAAAGCTTTTCCGCTGGCAAGGTCGATATGCTCGCTGGATGTCCACGAATCGGTTGAATCAACCCAGTTCAAAGTTTTGTCGGTTGCGCCGTGTAGCGTAATACCACCTCCATCGGCTGCTGCGTCTGTGCTGGAACCGGTGGCCAGTTCAATGTTTTTGTCGGCTACAGTTAAGGTCGTTGAACTTACGGTAGTTGTCGTGCCTTGAACGGTCAAATTTCCTGTAACGATAACATTCCCGGAAACCGTTCCACCGCTGGACGCAAGGTAACTGAGCGCCGGTATATCCGCTGCCACCAACGCGCGGAAGGTTGGCGTTGTAGCCGCGCCTGTGGTTGGTCCTGCGAAGATCACGTTTGCGCTCTGATTCGCCAGGGAAACCGCTAGCGTTCCGCTACTGGTGATTGGTGAACCGCTCACGCTCAAGACGCTAGTTGGAACGGTAAGAGATACGCTGGTCACGGTGCCGCTGGTAGCGGTTACGTATTCAATGTCGGTAGCGCCTGAATTTACAGCAAGGTATTTGCCACCCGCCCCGGTAAATGAAGGCAAAAGATTAGTTCTTGCCAGCGCTGCGGTTGTGCCACCGGTTCCACCCTGCGCAACGCTTAAAGCAGTTGTTAAGCCGGTAATCGAAGTGATGTCCGAATTCGCACCGCTTGCCGCTGCGCTAAGGTTCGAGCGCGCGCCGCTTGCCGTTGTGGAACCTGTTCCACCCTGCGCCACGGTTAGCGCTGTAGTCAATCCAGTAATGGAAGTAATGTCGGAATTCGCGCCACTTGCCGCGGCGCCAAGATTGGAACGCGCACCGCTGGCGGTATCCGAGCCGGTTCCACCTCGATTAACCGGAAGCTGAAAACCGGAAGGGAAAGTAAGGGAAGTATTTGTAAAACTTACGGAATTAGAAAAAGTGGTAGCTGCGCTAAACGTTTTGGCGCCTGTGACCGTCTGCGAAGTTCCCAGCGTGCAAAAGCTTCCAGTTCCTGCAATTGCGGTGATGCTGCTGGCAACACCTCCGCCCGCATCACCATAACCGTAATAAAGAATGTTGTCGGCTTCATTGTAGAGCAATTCCCCGTTGTACGCGGTAACGCCGCTAACGCCAGCGCTTCCGCTTGAGGAACGTCTTTTGATTCGGATTGTATTTGCCATCGTCTCTCCTAGAAGGAACCGCCGTCAACGGATTGCGAGTTCGTCCACTTTTGCAACCCGCTGTGATATTTCAAAAGATTGGCGTCGGACAGGTTGACCAGCAACACGTCTTCAAGCTGCGAAAGCTGATTGATCGGACCACCAGCAGGACCTTGCGGACCAGCAGGACCACGCGCGCCAACTGGACCCGGTGCGTAAACCGTCAACGTGCCAACGCTGGATTGAACCTCAATTTGCGCCGGTGATTGCACTTCCACAAGTTCGGCAATTCGATTAACGGTTAAATTAATTCCCTGCTCGGTGGCGAGCAAAGGCGCGCCTTGCGTTTCCACGGTCGAATTTTCAGGAACGCCAAGAAGGTCGCTCACTTGGTTACCTCCGGTGTTACGGTGCAGGTGCCGCCGACAAGGCGGGTAACGATTCCGCTTGGGTCAATAATTTCCAAATCCCAGACGTAATTGCCTGGCGTCAGCGTGGCAGTCGTGGCGGCAGGAACACTAAACGCAATCAATCCAGTCGCCGCTGTGATCGAGATGGTTCCCGCCTGACTGGTTGCGCTCAGAACGGTGCCGCTCGCGCTGTAGCTGGTGCGAATTTGCGAACGCGCGCTGTAGCCTGTCAGGTCTACAATGGCGTTGTTGGAATCTCGATAGGTGAAACTTTCGCGCAAGGTTGCGCCTTGATCTATCACTAGGTGATAAAATGCTGCCATTAGTACCTCGCGTAAAAAGAACTATTTTCAATAGTACCTTCGGTATCATGTGTTCGCAAATTGCTCGGATTAACAATAATTCCCCTGCGCTTGCCAGCCGCGGACAGTAAACGATTCATCCAGCGTGACGCCGTAACGACTGGCCACGCTTTCATAGTCCGCGCGACTGTGCGAGCAATGCCAGACGATTCCTTTATCCTTGACCGTTCGCCGTTCCTGAAACAGCGGCCAGCGCCAGAAGTCGTTTTCAATCAAGCGCATGGCTTCCCAAACAAGAGCCTCAGCGGCAATCGTCTTGATTGGCCTTGGGAACAGCATGGACAAAGTATCCGGACGATACCAGCGCGCCACATCAAACAAAATAGCCTCGGTACGCAACGGCAAACGGTACGGACCTTCAAAGCACGACTGGCAACCGGTCGCCAGTCCGCTTGAAAGTAAACCGCTTGCGCTGGTCCGTAGCCAGTCCTGAACATCCACAAGACAACGCTGGGAAAGCTTGCAGAAAACGTCCAGATCAAGCGCCTTCGCCCATTGTAGGCCAAGATAATAGCTGACCAAATCGCCGCCAACGTGGCCCAATCTGTCTGGATTACTCCAGAGCGTGACGCGGTTGGCGTGGCAAAGATGAAACAGCGTTTCAAATTTACTGTCCCTGTCAGGGTTTAGCGCTGTTCCTGTCGAACAGTCATCGCAAACAAGAATCTGCGTATCTTCCCCGCAACGGTCGCGGATTAATTTAATCTGCAATTCCACTAGGCGCGGATAGTTATAAGAACCAATAACCACACCGGCTTTCATGGTTCATCCTTCCGGTAGTCAGAACAGGAAAGACAGGAACGCACGCCATCATTAGAAGAACCGGTGCGGCAGCGTTCATGCAACGCGCAGGCGTGAACCCATTTGCCAGGACAATTACAAGCGGCGCGCTCAAGAACTTTCCCCAGGTGTTCGCAATTGTCGCGCCGATTAATCTTGATTGTTTTGATTCCGCCACCCATAAACAGGTCGGCGTAACGCTGATCAAACTGCACAAGCCAACACAATCGGCATTGGGAAGAGTCCCACACGGACGACGTGACACGGTTACAGGTGCAGGGGCGCGTCATTCGGTTATGATCGCTTTCCAATCACCAACAAATTTTGTCCTATACCTTGAAACATTTACAACAGGTCCGTTTGGCAAATATGTCTCAGCGTATACATAAGCGCGAATAAAATCGTATGTTGCCAGGTCATATACTGAAGAAAAATTGTGCAACGGATACCATCTTGTACCAGTTGCTTTTGCAAAAAAAGGAGTACATGAAGACAACACCTTGTTGCCTTCTGGGTGAATTTGTCCAGCAGAATTGTTTGTTATAAAAAAACCTGCGCCGTCATTTGCTTGCGTCATCCATTCAAGCGTATAACTATTGCCAACGCAATATAGACGCATAACCTTAAGTGTTCTTGTGCTAAGAAATGGCTGAAAAGCCAATGGGTCTTCGTAACTTGTTGGAAAACCAAAAAAAGGTGAATCAGGGCCGGCATATATTCGTATATTATTTCCATTGTCGTTAATAACTGTGTCTAAAATGTCCCATTTTTTCAACTCTGTTATATTAAAATTGAATGGGCCACCGTTGAAATCACCTTGACCAACTAAAGCCGGATCAATGTATTCAAAAACGTATGTCGCATCTTGGGATACAGAACCTGGGTCCATTGCTGCAGGCTTTCTTGACGTAGGAAAATTATTTGGATCGTAAAAAACATTATTAATTAACGTGCTTTTTTTGATTAATGGAATTGGACCAAGCCCTGGAAAACTAATTGCAGATGTAAAACTAAATCCCCGATTTGTGGTTATTGTTTCTTCCTTCACAAATGGCATAAGTGTTACATAAAGGAATTCTGGCAAATCATCTATGTTGCAACACCCAAACTTATCACAACATGGAACGCAGGTTAACGAGTTTATTGTGCTTGCATTTGGCGTAAGATTAAGCGCCATTACAATCCCCCTGCCGTGACGCGCGCTTCCAACGCCGTGTAGTCCGATTGCAGCGTAGATATATTTGTTTGCGCTGCTGCGAGGTCTGATTGCAAAGTTGCGATATCCGATTGAGCGGTTGCCAAGTCGCTTTGTAGCGTCGCAATGTCGCTTTGCGCGGTGGCCAAATCGCCTTGAAGCGTGGTAATGTTTCCTTCTGCCGTAGAAAGTCCAGTCTGCAAAGTTGTGACATCACCTTGAAGCGTGGTTATATTGCTTTGGGCAGATGTTAAATCAGATTGAATCGTGCTAACGTCACTCTGTAGCGTGCTAACGTCAGATTGCAAATTAGTTATGTTTGATTGAACTGTTGTCAGCGTATTATTGATCGTGGAAATGTCGCCGTTGATGTTTGATATATCACCTTGAAGCGTGGTTATGTTCGCGTTGATTGTGGAAATGGAAGCATTGATCGAAATAACGGAAGATTCCAGCGTTGATATTCTGCCGTCCAAAGCAATGTCCGCGTTGTTGCGGTCTGTTGCCTCGTTGCTTACAGCGGTTGTAACGTATCCTTGTGTGGCGTACGGTGCGTTTTCTATTGCGGTAATTCTGCTGTCAAGGTTATCAAAAAGCGGGTCAACATAATCAAATGAAACAGCAGGAACCCAACCCTTAACGCCGAGCGTCGTCGTTCCATAAACATAATTTCCAGCCGGTGAAGCTTCGTCATTCACCAGCTTAATCGGTGTGGCAATGCTACCATCACCGGTAACGCTCATGGTTGTTTCTTGATTCCCTGCGATATCGTACCAGCCGCGAACACCGGAACCATCGGTTCCGTACAGTTTCAAGTTTCCTGGCGTTGTCTGATCATTCACAAACTTGATTGGACTTGCAACCGTTCCCTTGCCAGTAATCGACATGGTTGATTCGGTGCCGCTTGGCAAGTCGTACCATCCGCGAATCGAATTAGAATTTGTGCCGTAGTATTGTAGCGAAGTCGGTGAAGCAACATCGCCAACCAGATTGATTGGCGTGAAGCTGTTCAGCTTTCCGCCACCTGTAACCGAGTAACGCGTGGTGATTGAATAGTTTCCAGTTTGTTGACCGACAATAACGGCGGTTCCGCTATCCGGGCAAATGGTTGCGTAGGTTACGGATAGTTCGCCATCGGTACAAGATATGCTTTGAATCACGTCAAAGCATTCGCCCGAACCAGTACCACCGGAACCACCTGAGCCGCTACCGCTTCCGCTGCCAGCCGTTCCGCTTGCGGCAGATACCAGAAAAACAGGAATTCCGTTGTAGTATCCGCTAAAAAAGCCAAGGTAATAACTGTTTGCGCTAAGGGTCCGGTTACTGACTTCCCGCACCTTCACCGCGTCGAGTTGCAGCAAGTTAACGTCTTGCGCGTTGAAATCGAGCCGGTAACCGCTGGCGTATGGTGTTCCGGTGGAAGTGACCTTTACAACGCTTATGTGTGAGCCGACATGACGCGGCCCCGAAGCGACAAGGCCAAAGCTTCCCTGTCCTTGCTCAACGACCTTCACGGTCTTGGCTATTCTGCGGACTTCGTCTTCACCAAACGCAAAGCGCATTGGGAAACCTCTAGAGAATGTTATTGTAAATCGGTGTCAACCATGACCAACTAACCGGCTTGTATTTGTAAAAGCGAATCAAGCCGCCGTTGGCTTCCGTAGGTTCAATGCCCGCATCAAGTCGGAAACCTTCGTCATCGAGAATCACGCCATTTGGAAACGGCTTTCCCGACTTGGCTTCTGCTGGTTTAATTTCCATGGTGTTTGGGTCAATCTCACAGTAACTGTGATTCAAAACAAGTATATCCCATAACTCTTTATCGAGCGCAATATCCAGCGAAATGCGCCAGTATTTAACCTCGTTTTCGTAAACGCGCTTTGCCGTGATTCGATCAAGAAACATGGAACGCGCCGGGTATCCTGAGAAAGCCGCGTTGTTCACCGTCTTCACCCTGTCCATCCAGTCGGCAGCCAAAAAGGTTGCCGTATTAAATTCCAAGTGCATATTCAAAACCGGTCGTTCCGTTTCAACCGGCGGATCAAACTTTTCAAAGATTGCATTGACTACCGCAAGTGGTGTTGTGTGGTAATCCTGAAGCAATAATTTTGGCCTGTCCACGGTGGAAAAATCCACGTCAGTTGGCCTGAGCAATGGATTTACCACGCGTTCCGCTGGTGAACTTCCCTGCTGCTGCTTCGCTACTTCCGGCGTTTGCGGCGCGCTCGGTGAACTGCTCGGCGTGACTGTGTCCAGGTTGCTTGAATAACTAACGACCACTTTCCAAAGCTGCGGATCTTCCGTTGGTTGAAAGTCTCGGCCAACAACAAAGGCTTTGCTATAGTTCGGATGCACACTGAACATAGCAGGAATATTTCCAAGCGCCACGGTAGCCGCGTCGTCGTAATTGTTGTTCGTGCGCACAAGGAAGGTGCGCCTCATGGTCACTTGGGCTTTGCTGTCGTCGCTAGCGCTGCGGCCTTCAAACGTTTCTACTGTTCCGGTTACTGCCATGGATTAACCCCCGAATGTAGCCGTAACGATTGGATTATTGTTGAGCGTTGCGGCAAGAATCTGCTCTTGTGTGCGTGCCTGCTGTTGTGCCAGTTCGTTGGCGCGCTCTGCCAGGCGTGCAAGGCGCTGTTGCGGGTTCTCACCGCTGCCTTGATTCTGAATCTTAAGCACCTGCGAGAACGCTTCGCGCGAACCTGCCAGCAAGGCGCCAGGGTTCTTGAGCGCTTCCACGCTGCCTACGGCGCGTTCAAGTTCGTCCGCAAGCATGGTTGCGCCTTCGGCGAACGCGTCCGGCAATATCTGGCCTGTGTTCAGCGCGTTTTCAAGTTCCGCAAGTTTCTCGCGGTACGTATCAAGCGGACTTTTCTTTTCTGTAAGCTGCTGAATCCAGTCGGGCAATTTGGTCGGAATGGTTGGCGCTATAATATCCTCTGGCGGCTTGAGGGAATCTAGCTGTTTATAAAGGCGCTCAATACTGGCGCCGTATTCCTCGTTGGTTATCTTGCCTTCCTTCAACGCAATATCAAGCGTTTTGAGCGCGCGCGTTTCCAGTTCCCCAATGGATTCTTGGAACTGGTCGGTACTCATGTTTCCGAGTTCCATTTGGCGCTTGAAAATTGCAATAGCGGAAGCGGTTCCGTTAGCTAATTGAGAAAGAAACGTTGTGTAACCAATTTCACCGGATGCAATGCCGCTTTGAAGATTGACAAAGAAACCCTTCATGTCGATGGATAAAGCTTTTTCAAGGTTGTCTTTTTTGTTCTCGAAGCTGTTTTGTAATCCTGTAATGAATCCTTTAAGGTAATTTGCTGCGGCATCGCTTCCAACCTGGCCAATAGTGTCGTTTATGCCTTGAAACATTTTTTCCATATTAGCTCTTACAGCAGAAAAATCAGCATTTTCACCAAAGCGTTCGTTGCTCATGGAAACGCCCAAGACGCCTGACAAAAAGCCAACACCAGCGCCAATGCCAGTTCCAATGCCAGGCAACACGGAACCAACCGCGGCACCGGCACCGGCACCAGCCGCACCAGCAGCAGCAAACTTACCTAGAAGTTTTGCGCCACCTGCAAGATTTACTAGCTCTTGAATTGCTTTTGTTGCCATGTCAGCAAATTGGGCAAATACTGCAACAACACTTTGAGCGAATGAAACGACAGCAGAGCGAACGCTGGAAACCCTATCTTGAATCATTCCATCCGTTTCTCCAAAGCGAGCAAAGAAATCAACAAGACCTCTAAACGCAGCAAAAAGAACATCACGCACAGCGGCAAGCGCTATCCCTATATTTTCAATTGCTGGCCTTAAACTTGAATCAAAATTTGTTTTTAGGCTTTGAATAAAATCAATCAATACTTGATTGAATCCCTTTAGGTCCAGCGCTTCCGCTATTGCGCCGCCCATGGTGGCAAAAAATCCTTCAATCTCACCGGCAAGCTGCGCGTAGATTCCTGAAAGCGTGTTCGCCTGCGCTTCTGCCTGCGCCTTTACTTTGTCGTTTCCACTCAGTCCGACCAGCGCGTTAAGCGCATTCGTTCCGCTTACCTGGCCGCCAGCAAGCATGGCCATGGCGCGCTCGGCGCTGATGGCTTCGCCAGTCACGCTAGAAAGCCTTTGCGCCAGCGCTTCATAAACAGGCAAGCCCATGCTGGCAAGTTCTGCAAAGCTTTGCGCGTTCACTTCACCGGTGGACATCAGCGCCAGGGAAATCTCGCCCAGCTTGGTAAAAACTTCAGACGCGCCAGAACCGGCAGCTTTGGCAGACTGACCAAAGCTTTCAAGCATCCTTGCCGTTGAATCGCTGTTGATTCCAGCGGCCAGCATTTTTGCTGCAAGTCCACCCGATACATCAATTGCAATTCTTCCCTTGGAAGAAATGTCTTCAAGAACAGAACTAATCTTTTCGGCGCCAATATTTTCGGAAAGCCCTCGAATACGAACCATTACATCTTCTGTTTTTTTGAAAGCTTCAATGGCGCGATCATAAAACTTGTAAACGCCATAAGCGGCCAGACCGGCGGCGGCGGCTCCGTAAACGTACTTGATGGCGCTGGTTGCTTTTTCAGCAGAAGAAACAAACTTGTTACCAAAATTCGAAAGCGTAATTAAGTTCGTTACATTTTTGGAAATGCTTGAAGTTGATTTAGTTACATTATCGCCAAAGTCGGAAACTTTCTTTTGCGCTTTACTCATGTTGGAAATAAAGTCACCAACAGATAGTGACATACCAACCGAGAGAGCGCCGATTGTTTTTGCCATCACTTAGCCTCTTGGTGTTCCGACTGCAACCATCCACGCCTTAAACGCTGCAAACTCGTTCTTTTTCGGCTTCGCTACCGAGTACCAGTCAGGTATAAAATCCACGACTTCAAACAACTTGGAATCTTTTCCGCGCCATTGATTTGCCATCATTGCGCAGACCTGCGCGGCGTGAATGTCCGCGCGGTCACCGTCAAGCGGTTCCAGCGTTGAATACGCCATCCAATCCGTTAGCTCGGCGCTGTCCACGGTGTCGAGAATCTCGCCGACTGTTTTTTTCAGGTGACCGGCCAAGCGAAAAAGAAATCGCCTGGTCGGTCGCTCGATTAGTTTTTTCTTGCAGTCTCCACCGCGTCGGACGTCATGCCGTTATGCCGCGCCGCTGCGTCAAAAATCTTTGACACAAAAGGCGCTGGCAGGTCACCGACCGCGTTGATTTCGTCATCCGAAAACAGGCGTTTGCCGTTCTCGTCTGCGACCGCGCGAACGACCAATTTGGCGCGCACGTTGTCCAGCTTGGAAAGACTGTTTTTTGCGTCCGTAAATTCTGCCTCGAGCGCGTCGCGTTCCCTTGAAGAAAGAACGCGCAAGTAGACTTTGCCTTCAAGCTCAGGAAGTTCTAGTTCCCCAAGCTTGAAGGCGGAATTAGCGGAAAGCAATTTTGCTTTGTCAATCATTACAAATCCTTATTATGTCAGCGTGTAGGTAACAACGCCGGTTGGTTTCAGTCCGATAGTTGCTTTAACGGTGTTGTCACCGACGCTGACAGCGTCCATGGAAACACGGGTAACGATTGCGTTAAACGAACAGCTTCCAGCGCTATCAGCAAGCGCGATGGAAACCGCTTTGGCTTCGTTGGCGCCGTAATCGTCCACATAACCGGCAACGGTTCCGATACCGGTTCCCGCGCCGCATATTACGGATACGGTCATTTCCGCGCCGTCCAGCAGGCCAGGAATATATTCCTTAGCTCTTCCGGTTGAGCCAAGATGGGTAACGTCAATCGTTCCGCGCTGGTACGATGGCGGCGTGATATCCGTAACGCCGGTAATCGAAGTTCCGCCAATCGTGATCGTTGCGCCGTAGCTTGCAGCCGCTGCCATGGTAAACTCTCCTATTCTCGGTACTGAATCAGAACGTCCATTACCACGCGGTAATAAAGGGAATCTGACCCGTCGATTGCCTCGCTTAAATCCTGCTCATCCTCGACCACCGAGGAGAGAACCGAAACGCTGGCACTTGTCCCGGTGTATCCGTCGAGTCTGCTGCGAACAGCGTTGGCCACCTGTTCCGCGCTTGCTTGGGTTGCTGCTAGAATGTCCAGTTGCATTCGTGTTTCTGGAACGTTGGTCGGTCCACCCAGCGTTGGCGTGCGCGTCGTGGAAATCCTGTGATAGACGACATAAGGAAGCGTGGTATCCTGCGGCGCTTTGCCAGGATAAATACGCTGGCCAACAAGACCGGTAACGGTCGCATCGGAAACCAAACGCGCTCGCATGGCCTTGGCTGCGCTCAAACGCTTCCCCCTTCAATTGCGGACTTTAGTATTTTTTCCATGGCGCTAAGAACAGAACTTTTATTTTGGTCCCAAGATTTTCTAAGGAATGGATTCGGAGCGGCGCCAGGATGCCTATAAGCTCCGCCAAAAGATAAAATCAATCTTTTGGCAAAACCAAGCACACCTTTTCCAGTTCTGGAATTTTTCTTGATAGAATGCGCTGCCGTTCCGTATTCAACAAAATGCGCATACTTTGTCGGTATTCTGTTTTTGCCGTCAATAGTTTTTCCTGCTCGACGCTTTGGACCGATGATTGAATACGCAAAACCCTTGGCAAATTTGAAACGCTCGCGGAATCCTAAAGCCTTTTTTAAAATCTTATATTTGGTAGGAACATTCCCTCTGGCAGCTTTCAGATAAATCTTTCGCCCTTCCTTCAATGCGTCTTTAAGCGCTTTGTTTCTAACTTTTTTATCAATCTCTTCCATGGATTTAATCAAGCTTTTTAAACTCGATATATCAAGACTGACTGAAGCGCGTGGCATCAGGAACCCCTTTCGACGGCGTCGATTTCCAGTTCCCAAGAAGCTTCGTCAATGTTTCGAACGCTGATGATTTCCAGAACGCGCGAACCCATCATGATTCTGTCGCCGTGGCTTACATCCTTGCGGTGCCGAATGCGCACGCGGTGCGAAAGCGTGGCACCACGCGCCGCTCCGATTTCCTGTTCTCTACCAGACAGCGGGCGAACGCTAGCCCACACGGTCGCGTAAGTTCCCCAAACGTTGATCGGTTGCCCGTACGCGTCCACGCTGTTGCCAGCTTGGCGCTGAAGGTTCACACGCTGCGTAAGTTCACCGGCCTTGATCATTACTGAATGATTCCTCGCTGAAACATTTTTACAATTGCATCAACCGTATAAGGAACTTCATTCACAATATTGCCAACGTTTACCGTTTCTCTTACGGCGTACCAATGCGCGACCAAAAGCTTAATAGCCTGTTTTAAGATTGCAGGAACCGCGCTCGGAGCGCCGTACCCAGCAACGTAAGTAATGGAAACGCAACCCATTCCGCCGTAAACTTCTGGCCAATCAAGGTCAACACCTGGCGCAACGCGCGCAGGATTGGCGGCGGTGTCAATGTCCACGTCGGTCAAATCAACTTCTTGCCAGTTGCCGTCGCTGTCTAGATAGTCGACGGAACTTACCGACTGCACCGGCCCTTCGAGATACCAAACGTCCGGCCATTCGTCGCGGTCGTCTTGAATCGTCTGCGTTACCAAGCGAATGCCCGCTTGTGTTTCAATAAGTTGACGCGCTGCGGAAATCAGCGAATTAACAAGGTCGTCATCTTCAAGAGAATCAATCCGGCAATGAAGTTTCACTTCCTGAAGCGTTACCGGTTCCAGCGCTGGCGCGGACGTTACTTTTGTCATCGCTTTTCCTTCGCTCGCTTGGAAATTGCCTTTTCGATTTTCTTGGTTTCTACTGGTGCGCTCGGCTGAGCGGTTTCCACGGAAACCGCCCAACCTTTTTGAATCGCACCCTCGGCCTCAAATGCTGGCAGATCATAAACCAGGTTACAGTCGTAACCAAAATTTAGGCCAGCAACTGAGGTAAGGAATTTAACCTTCATGGTTAGCTAGCCGCCATTGCCATCACCTTGAGCGGGTCGGTGCCTGCGTCAAGGATTCGGCCATCGTGACGACTGAAGCCAACAAAGCCGACTTGGTGGTAGTCTGCGTACCTTTCTTCCAGACGCAACAGAGTAAAGTCGGTTACGTCGCGGATAAGGTACTTGGAAAAATCACCAGCAACGATAACCTTGGCGGCGGCAGCAATCGAGGCAACGTCCTGATTGATCACGATTGGCCAACCAAGCAAGGTCCCAGGCGAAGCGCCTGTGATGTCCTGCTGGAAGATTGGCCTTTGCTGACCGTCCACAAGCTTGCGAACTGCCTTCAAGGTTGAATCGTGCATCATGAATCGAGCATTTGCACGATAAGCAGGGTCAACGCTGTGCTGCAAATCCAGCAATTCAGCGTAGGTGATCGCCGAAGCGCTGGCGCAGGTAACACCAGTTCCAGCATTTACGACGCCCTGCGGCTTGCTGGAATTGTCACCGGTCGTGAAATGGGTGTTTAGAATTCTTGCAATTCTAGTACCCAAAGCGTTTCCGATGAAAGATTCCAAATCAATCGCGGTGTCTTGCAGAAGTTCAGCAGACACGCGCACAAGCTTTGAAGAGTATTTGTAAGCCTTCAAAGTGATCTGTGCAAATGTCATATCCTGTTCAGATACTTGGCTGTTTTCGGCAAGGATAGCGCCTACGTTGCCGGTGTCGTTAACAGTCGGAATCGGTAAATCGTTTCCGCTGTCGGTGCGAATCACCTGAGCAACTTCGCGCATACCACCGAAGGAAAGCAAAGATTCCTCAAGCTGGTTCAAGAAACCTTGCGGCACAGTATAACCACCGGCGGAACCGGTGAGAGACTGCGCGCGCGCTTCCTGAAT